TCCGCATCGTGAAGGCGCGGTCGGCGGATGATGTAGAATGGCAGGACGGGGAGAAGATCATCAGGGGCTCCCTCCTAACCGGCGGGGAGGACGTCAAAGCTGAGGATTCGTGACACTGCAGGAGGTTCTAACTGCTTATGAAAATCCAACAAAATCAAAAGAAATCGGTTAAAATCACTTGCTTTTTAACCAGAAATGTAGTATATTTAAGGAGTGAGCAATGAAAGTAATCAAAGTGACCAAAGAGTATTTCCAGACAGAGGATGAGAAGGTTTATTTCTTTGAACCTTTGGAAAAAGAAATATCCGTTGAGGATATGCAGAAGATTGTAGATGCAAATGAGAAATTAGTTAAGGAGTTGAAAGATGGGGATAAACGTACTTAGCCTGTTCGATGGTATAAGTTGTGGTCAGATTGCTTTGGAAAGAGCGGGGCTTGAAGTGGATAACTACTTCGCTTCTGAAATTGATAAGTTCGCACTACAGGTAGCAAAACACAACTACCCAAATACAAAGCATTTAGGTGATGTTATGCAGGTAAAAGGTTCTGAATTACCAAAAATAGACTTACTTATAGGAGGAAGCCCATGTCAAGGATTTTCATTTGCAGGAAAGCAATTAAACTTTAAAGACCCAAGAAGCAAACTGTTCTTTGAGTTTGTGCGATTGTTGAAAGAAACAAAGCCTAAATACTTCTTGCTTGAAAATGTAAAAATGAAAAAAGAATACCAAGATGTTATTTCGCAACATTTAGGTATTACTCCTGTGGAGATAAACTCTTCATCATTCAGTATGCAAAACAGAAGAAGACTATATTGGACAAATATACCAATACTACAATTTGATAACGTAAGCAAAGATTGCTTTGATGGTTATTTATATAGATTAGGTCATGGATATATAAAAGATGAAATAAAGTTTTTCAAAAAATACCCTGCGTTAGCCGCCCAATCTCCAGCAACAAAATATAGAATTGTACTTGACCTACAAAAAGCCAACGATGCCTTAAAGTCTAATAGTCTAAACCTGTTGCGGAGGGGAAGCATTCTTACACGTTCTGCCACGCCCGAAGAGTGTGAGAAATTTCAAACACTTCCAGATGGTTACACTGCAACCCTCAAAAAAGGACAAAGGTACAAGTGCATCGGAAACGGTTGGACGGTTGATGTTATAGCACATATTTTTAAAGGCTTGCTTGATGAAAATCTATAAGATAACCGAAGCAAGCGAGTATTTAGGTGTATCAATCAATACACTTAAAACGCTTGCTAACAATGGGAAGATAAACTCTTTCAAAACAGCTGGCGGTCATAGGCGTTTCCGTCAGGATGATTTAGATTCTTATATGGGAGTTGAGAAAGAGAAACAAGAAAAGCTAACGGTTATCTATGCCAGATGTAGCACAGCAAAACAGAAAGAAAATCTTGAACGCCAGAAAGACAGGTTAAGAAAACACGCTGAGAATAAAGGCTACAAGTTTATTCTAATTGATGAAATTGCAAGCGGAATAAATGAGAAGCGGAAGGGATTGCACAAGTTAATTAAGTTATGCTTTGAGGGTAAAGTTGAAAGAATATTGATTGAGTATAAAGACAGGCTTGCTCGGTTTGGTTATGAATATCTTGACGCTATTTTTAAGAATCTTGAAATCACAGTTGAAGTGGTTGAGAAGAAAGAGAAGAAATATGAAGAAGAATTGGCAGAGGATATTATGAAAATTCTGACTTGTTATTCAGCCAGATTTTATGGTGCGAGAGGCGGGAGAAAGAAGAAAAACAAGGCTGAAAATGAGCCAGACGAATCTAATGGAATTTAGAAAGGAGGAGATGAGGAGATGATGACAGAGAAAAAAGGGGGTATGAGGCAGACGATCGTCAGGATAGACGAGGATCGCGAGGAGCGGATGCTGGACCGCCTCGACCGTTACTCTCGGATCCTCGGTTGGGCTACAATCGGCGCGGCGATAGTCTATATCCTCGTGCCGGCGGTGGCGCGGTTATGGTTGCGTTGAGACAATAAACATCTGAAGACGGAGGGAAACAGGATGGACAGACCACAATGGCTGGAGGAACGCCGAAAGGGGATTGGCGGTAGCGATATTGCCGCCATCCTGGGGCTAAATCCCTGGAAGACGCCGTATCGTGTCTACCAGGAAAAAAGAAAGGAGGTCGAGGACTGGCAGGGGAACGAGGCGACGGAATGGGGCAAGCGAATCGAACCGGCAATCCGTCAGTGGTATTCGGACACCACCGGGAGGGCGGTAAGGATCCCCGATAAGATTCTTTGTCACAGCAAGTATCCGTTCATGCTGGCCTCTCTGGACGGGTACACCGACGATGGCCGGGTGGTCGAAATCAAAACGGCCAGGAGTCCGAAGGGATGGGGTGAGCCTGGGACGAACGAAATCCCCGACTATTACGCGCTCCAGGTCCAGCATTATATGCTCATCACCGGTTTTGAAGTCTGCGACGTGCCTGTTTCCATCGGCGGCGGCTCTCCCGAGCTGTACGAAGTCCCCGCCGACAAGGAACTGCAGGAGCTGATCATCGAGGCGTGCACGGAGTTTTGGCGCCGTGTCCAAGACGGCAACCCCCCCGATCCCATCTCCTACGCCGACGCCGTGCAGCGGTACGGTAAGAGTAGGGCCGAGGGGGTTATAATTGCCTCGGAAGAGGCGATCTCTACCGTGGACGAACTGAGAGCCGTCCGGGAGGAGATACAGCGTCTGGAGGCGATCGAAGAAGAATTGCGGGGGAAGATTATCATCACCCTGGGCGATGCCGGCGACACTCTGGCACTGCCTGACGGGACTCCTCTGGTGACGTACAAGATGACGAAAGGCAGGAAGTCCTTCGACGTCAAGGCGTTCCAGAAGGACCATCCCCACTTATTCGATCGGTATTCAAAAACAGGGGAGCCGTCGCGGCGGTTTCTCGTAAAGTAGAAAGGAGGATAACATGACAGAAAACATTGCACCCTACAACCTCACTCAGGCGCCCATCGCTACCCGCCCCCAGGGGACGGCGATGGTCGAAGTCGAGCAGCAACGGGCGATGGCGGAGGTCCAGGCGGCGATCGTATTGGCAAAAAGATACCCCCGGGACCAGATCGCGGCGATGGACCGGATCCTAGTCGCCTGCCAGCGCCCGGGACTGGCAGAACAGGCCCTGTACAGCTACGCCCGAGGGGGAACGGAGATCACCGGCCCTTCCATCCGTCTCGCCGAGGCGATCGCGCAACAGTGGGGGAACATCCAATACGGGATCAGGGAGCTGGAACAGCAAAACGGCGAAAGCACCGTTGAGGCCTTCGCCTGGGACATGGAGACCAACGTCCGGCAAATCAAGGTTTTCCAGGTCAAGCACGAGCGGCACACGAAGAAGGGGAGCTATAAGCTCGAGGATTCGCGTGACATCTACGAACTCGTTGCCAATCAGGGAGCACGCCGCCTCCGGGCCTGCATCCTCGGCATTATTCCGGGAGACATCATCGAGGCCGCGGTCGGCCAGTGCGAACGAACGCTGAAAGCCAAGGCCGACACCTCGCCGGAGGCGCTCCAGAAGCTGGTCGCGGCGTTTGGTGCTCTCAAGGTAACAAAAGAGCAGATCGAAAAGCGCATCCAGCGCCGCCTTGAAACCATAACCCCGGCACAGTTGATCCAGCTGCGTAAGGTCTATAACAGCATTAAGGACGGTATGTCCTCCCCTGCAGATTGGTTCGAGACGGCTCCGCCCCCGCCCGCGGAGGATGCTGCCGCTGCCGCCACCGCCAGCCTGAAAGCCAGGGTGAGGCAAAAGATCCGAAAGGCCCAGGATGATATCGTCGTGCAGGACGAGAACCGCGACGACGTGCCCGAGTTCGACCCCCCGCTCCTGAGCGGCGATTGCCCCCGCAGCCCCGGCGATCGCTACACCGAGAAGGTCTGCGCCGCCTGCCCCGAGCGGGACGGATGCCCGGCTTGGTGACGAAAGGAAGGAAGGAGGTGAGGAAACATGGAAAACAAGGGCAAGGGCGCGCTGTCCGAATCGCGGCCGGCGAATCCGCATTACGGGCAGATGTGCGACCATCTCGCAAGAGAGTGGATCGAAGGGGAAGATTTCTTTGGGTGGAGATGTAAGCATTGCAACTATAACGAATACATAGATAGGAGGAAAACAAATGAAAATGGAAGACGTGGCTAACAAGAAAAAAACCGTAGTCATCAGGTTGCGGGAGCAGGACTGGAAGCAGGTCAAGGAAAACGCGGACAAATACGGCCTAAGGGTTTCGCAGTACATCAAATACTGCGTCTTCGACAGGATTCGCTGACCGCTGATCGCTGAGATCGCCCAGAGAAACCATCAGAACGCCCGCCCCGTGCGTGCCTAAAAGGGAAAACGGGGCCTTTGAAAGGGGATTGATCGGGGGTTCCGTCGAGGATCTTCCGAAGCGCCGGGAGAGAGACCCCGGGAGGCGGCCAAATTTTGGCCCAGACGAAAAAAAACTATACCCGCCACGACCCGACAGTCGTCTTCGAGTAGAAAATCGACTGTAGGTCAAATTTGGGGGTTTTGACGGGTGGTAATAGGTCAGACTATATGTTCTCATAATACCTACTTCTTCTCCCCAGAACGCCCGCCCCGTGCGTGCCTAAAAGGGAAACGGGGCCTTGAAAAGATTCAGATGGGAAGATGAGAAAAGGCATGCTGTGGGCGGCCTACGTCGTTTTGGTCATCCTGCTCCTGTACTGGGCAGTAGACAGGCAGACGACCGGGGGGCTCGACATTTCCGTTAGATATCAACAGCCGGTCCCCAAGTGGGTCAAGGATCGAATGAAATACCACGGGATCGTCCATTGTTACAGGAAGTATGACGGGGGATATTACTTCCTGAGGGATGGCAAAGAGTGTAGATTGTGAGGAGAAAAATTCGTTTGCCGCATCGAAAGGAGACAGTATAGATATGAAAGACATCATTTACGAGATGGCGAGGGAAATGATAATTCCTCATGCAGAAAAATTCGCTACGATGAAATGCGGGCCTAGACCCGACGATCCTAGCGAATATGAGACCTGGGCGTTGAAATGGAATCGGACGTTTCACCGGGCAATGGACTCGATGTGGAAAAGCGAGCTGAAGAGGAGGAAAGATGCTTGAAATCGGAATCTTTTTTACGGGATATTTCC